TTAAATGCTGATTCTGCAAGAAGATTTGGCGTTAATGGAGTTGTTCAGCCAACTGGTGGACAAATAAACTTCCCAAATAAAAAGAAAGATAAAAAGATTGTTTATGAAACAATTACGGTCCCAATGCCGGTATATGTTAGTGTTGATTACACAATTAGTATAAGAACAGAATATCAACAACAAATTAATGAACTTATTCAACCTTTTGTTGTAAATGCTGGTGGTATTAATTATAGAGTCTTGTTAAGTCATCAAGGCCACAGGTATGAATCTTTTATGCAATCCGACTTTTCATCCAACAATAATATAACAGAATTGACAGAAGAAACTCGCGTTTATGAATCAACTGTGAACATGAAAGTCCTTGGCTACTTGATTGGTGCCGATTCAAATCAAAAACAACCTTTTGTTGTGAGAAGAGAAAATGCCGTTGCAGTAAAAACTCCGAGAGAGCATGTGATATTTGGAGACATTCCAGACTGGAAAGGTGGAAAGTATAACGATTAATGTTTCCTTGTCTTTTGGAAGCATAACATACTATTTATTATAGAATTTAAGTATTTATTACTATGTAAGGAGATTCCCATAAATGGCTAAAACCGGCGTCGATAAATTTAGATTTGTATCCCCAGGTGTTCAAATCGCAGAAATTGATAACTCTCAATTACCTCAAATTCCAGAAAACATTGGTCCTGTAATCATCGGGACAGCACAACAAGGTCCAGGTCTAAGGCCTGTTAAGGTTTCCTCATTTTCTGAATTTGTAGAAATCTTTGGTTCACCAGAGGCTGGAAACAAAGGTGGAGATATTTGGAGAGATGGAGGCTATGGAGTTGCCCCTACATACGGTGCTTATGCAGCACAAGCATGGCTAAAAAACAATAATCCTGTCACTTATGTAAGGCTCCTCGGTCGAGCCAGTTCTGACGCTACCGCAGCTGGAGCAGCAGGTTGGCAAACCGGCGAGTCTCCTGTTGCAAATGCGTGGGATAAAGGAGCAGCATATGGATTGTTCTTGATTAATTCAAGTTCGGCTAATAACGATCAGACTGGTACTCTCGCAGCCACATTCTACTGCCAAGACGGCGCTGTTGGTCTATCTGGGACAATTGCTGGTGGAGCAACTACAACTGGTAGCACAAACCACTTGATTAAGTCCACTGGAGCGAATCTTGAGTTTAACGCAGTAATCAGAGACTCAAGTGGCGCAATCACTGATACCCTTACATTTAATTTTGGTGAAAATTCTAAAAACTACATCAGAAAGGTTTTCTGCACAAACCCAACCCTAGTTGATAATACTCGCGAATACGCATCTGCCTCTGTAAAAAATTACTTCCTTGGAGAAACATTTGACAGAGATATTGACGAGAGAATCACTAACACTGGTGCAGATGGCAGTGTTTTTGGCGTTATCTTACCTCTACACAATGATGCAACTGATGCCAACATCAATCGTAAAGATCTTACAAAAGCAGAGAGTGGATGGATCATTGGCCAAGATTTGGGTGGCACTCCAGGATCTTATGGCCCAAGAGATATGCAAAAACTTTTCAAGTTTAAGTCTCTTGAGGGAGGCCAGTGGAACCAAGCAAACATCAAGATCTCTATTAGAGATGTTAGACCATCTGCAAATGATATTGAAAAATATGGCTCTTTTACAGTAGAAATCAGAGATGCAAAAGATACAGACAATGCAACTCAACCTCTAGAGTCATTTACAAACTGTACGCTAAATCCGTACTCAAGAAACTACATTGCCGAAAAAATTGGCAACAGTTATGCAGAATGGTCTGATACTGACCGTAGATTTAGAGAGTATGGAGATTTCCCAAATCGTTCAAAATACATTTATGTAGATATGGATCCTGATGTTCATGGTGGAGCTACAGATCCAGAACTTCTTCCATTTGGATACTTTGGCCCTCTAAGATACAAAGGGTTTTCAATTTCTGGTTCTGACCAGACCGTTCCAACTGCTTTTGGCACTCCTGCTAGTGCATTTGCAAAAGCTATGGTTCGCCCAATGAATGCTGGCTACGGCGGCAATGCAAGCAACGCGCTTATCGAGTTTGACGGGACATTCACTGGATCTTTCGCATTCCCAAAAACACGCCTAAGAAGATCAACTGAGACTGGTGATTTGGCAAGCCCGAAGGATGCTTACTTCGGACTTGATACAACAAAATCAGGAAGCTCAAACCGATTTGAAGAATCCTATGTTGATGTTGTCAGAGGTCTAAACGATAACCTTATTGGAACATTTGATAGTGAAAATGACTACACAGAATTCTCTTATGTTTTCTCCCTTGATGATGTTACGAGGCATTCTGGTAGTTCGCCATCAGCGTCTGATAACCCATCAACAACTCAGGCGTTTTATCTTTCAGGATCTAGACGAAGTAGTCTTTCAATAACTGCCACAGGCTCAAGCCCATCATATAAGGATGTTCTGGACGCAGGTTTTGACCAATTCACAATGCCAATCTTTGGTGGTTTTGATGGCCTTGACATCACAGAGAGAAACCCATTTAACAACTATGTTCTTGGTGGGACTAATACTTCAACAATTACTGAATTTAACAGTTATGCATTTAATTCTGTTAAGTGTGCAATTGATGCAGTTAGCGACCCAGAAACTATTGATTGCAATATGCTCACCGCTCCAGGTATCTGGACAGAGGGCTTGACAAATCAAATGTTGAAAGTTTGTGAGAGTCGCGGAGATGCAATGGCAATCATTGATATCGAAGGAAACTACTTGCCTCGCGAAGACAGAGCAAGTTATGTTACTAGTGATTCTGACTCGACCGTGATTGGAAATGTTCAAACTGCTGTTGATGCTCTAAACAATAGACGAATTAACAACAGCTATGGTTCAGCTTACTATCCTTGGGTAAGAATTAAGGACGACAACTCAGGTCTTTCACTTTGGGCACCTCCTTCAATTGCGGCTTTCGGAGCTTACTCAAGTACAGAGGCAAACTCAGAGCTTTGGTTCGCACCAGCTGGGTTTACTCGCGGCGGCCTTACAGAGGGTGCTGCTGGTATTCCTGTTCTTGGAGTGAAACAAAGATTAACATCTAAAGATAGAGACAAACTTTATGAGGCGAACATTAATCCAATCGCCCAATTCCCAGCAGAAGGGATTGTAATTTTTGGACAAAAGACTCTTCAAATTACTCCATCGGCGCTCGACAGAGTTAATGTTAGAAGAATGCTGATCTTTGTCAAGAAAGAAATTTCTAGAATCTCTTCAAGATTGTTGTTCGACCAAAATGTTGAATCAACATGGGATAGATTTACTGGTCAAGTTGTTCCATTCCTTGACTCAGTTAAGGTAAGACTTGGTTTGGAGGACTACAGAGTATTGTTGGATCGCTCAACAACTACTCCTGACTTAATTGACAGAAATACAATGTACGCAAAAATCTTCCTAAAACCAGCAAAAGCAATTGAGTTTATCGCGATTGACTTTGTAATTACAAATAGTGGAGCATCTTTTGAAGATTAGTCCAAAAGATGACTATTTAGATTAGGAGAATATAACACATGAGTTTTTGGCAAGATCCCAACTTAGAACCTAAAAGAGGTTATCGATTTGTACTAAGCATTCCAGGAGGAGCTTCACTAGGTATCAAGCAATACTTGGTTAAGAGCGTAACAAAGCCTGCTTTTACTATCAACACAGATAGTCACAAATATCTGAATCACACATTCCACTACCCAGGAAGCTTGGAATGGAATGAAGTCAGTTTTACAATTGTTGATACAATCGACCCGGATTCTAATGGCTCAAAAGATTTGATGACTATTCTTGAAAATTCAGGATATGAATTGCCAACCACTCCACAAGGCCCAGACACCCTTGCAACAGTATCAAAGAGAAAATCTGTTCAAGCTTTGGGGCAAATGAGAATTAAAACTCTCGATTCAGACGGAAACACAGTTGAAGAATGGGTGCTTAATAATCCTTTCGTAACAAATGCAACCTTTGGTGATCTTTCATATGAAGATGAAGGTCTTTTGAATGTTGATGTTACTGTTAGATACGACAACGCATACTTAAATGTAATTGGTGTTGGCAAGTTCCCAAACACTTCAGGAGCTAACTAAAATAAATTAAGAGGTTTATATGCCAAGAAATGATGACTCTCGCTTGGGAGTTCAATCTGATGGTGACTCACCAGCAGTATCGCAGGATGCGCAATCACTTTTAAATTTTGTAATACCAACAGAGTTTGTTGATTTGCCAACAAAAGGCAAGTTCTATCCTGCAAATCACCCTTTACACGAGAAAGACACAATTGAAATTCGCTATATGACAGCGAAAGAAACTGACATTCTCACATCAAAAACACTTCTCAAAAAAGGTGTTGCGATTGACAGAATGTTGGAAAGCATTATTGTAGATAAAAATATTAAATGCCAAGACTTGTTTGTCGGAGATAAGAACGCACTTATTATCGCATCCAGAATCAGTGGATTCGGGAACGATTATGAAGCGCAGGTCACATGCGCCCAATGTGGGGCTGCGTGTGAACAAAACTTCGATCTGACGGAAGTCAAGACAAAAGAAACACCAGAGGACATTGAGTTTTCTGAAAACGGAACATTTTTTATCACTCTGCCAAAAACAGGTGTCGTTGCAGAATGTCGCCTATTGACCGGAAA